AATCACCACCTGCTCAGGGGTAGTGGTAGTGGTGGTAGTTTTCTTGTCCTCAATCACCACCTGCTCAGGGGTGGTGGTAGTGGTAGTAGTTTTCTTGTCCTCAATCACCACCTGCTCAGGGGTAGTGGTAGTGGTGGTAGTTTTCTTGTCCTCAATCACCACCTGCTCAGGGGTGGTGGTAGTGGTGGTAGTTTTCTTGTCCTCAATCACCACCTGCTCAGGGGTAGTGGTAGTGGTAGTGGTAGTGGTAGTTGTGTCCTTAATCACCACCTGCTCAAGGGTGGTGGTAGTGGTAGTAGTTGTAGGCAACAAATCTGTTTGAGTCAGGTCTTCACCATTTGCACCTTTAATAACTACTTGCTCAAGGGTAGTCGTAGTCGTAGTAGTGGTTTGCCTACCGGTAATAATTTCCACTTGTTCAGAGGTGGTCGTAGGCGCAGCGGTCGTAGTGGTAGTCCCACCGATAATAGTAACAAGATCTATATTAGGGTCGAACAGCGTACCATCAGGATTAAATATATTGCCGTTTGTAGTCATGTAACTACCGTCGGCAAAGTACGTAATCGGCCCAAGCACCTCTACGGTCTGAGTGCTCGTATTGCCAACCTTTTGGTCGTTTCTGTCGTAGATGTCACCCTTATCGTCTACGTACCACCCAAGGCCGTTATTCAAGTCTACAAAGTCGCCTTTAGGAGCTTTGAAAGCCCCAGTGGTGCCGACGGTAATTGCACCAATATTTGTGCCCGTGCCCGTGCCCGTGCCTAAATCCGAAGTTATCGGAGTTGGAGTTGGTTCAGATCCATCAGCGTTGAATACGTCTCCTTTATCATCAACATAACGCCCATCTGGCAAATTAATGTATTCTCCTTTAGGGGCTTTAAAATCCGCTTTATTTGCCCCAGCAGGTACGGAGTATTGCCCGCTAGCAGCATCAGTCTGCGATACAACTGTAGTTGGATCGTTGGCTCTTAGCTGAGTAGTTGTCGAGCTTGCGCCAGTGCCGTATGCGCTGAGTGCGTTACTGAGGTCGCCGGTAGCACGCAAGATGTCACCCATCTTGCCGGAATCAATAGCCTGCCACAGAGCAAGTGCGCGGCCCGCAACCACCGTATCTTTGCTCTTGGTGAGATCACCAAGTGACGCAATTGCCTGCCCGTACTGCCCGTTAGAAACAGCCATCAAAGCAGAAGCGCCTTTGGCCGCATCACTTAGAGTAAACCCAGTGCTTCCAATCTGGGTATCAGCCGCACCGGACGTAAGAGGTGAGTTACCAACAGCCTGTAAGAATGCCCCCCAATCTTTTCTGGAGAGGGCGTCACCAATACGGGCGAAAGAAGCTGCGTCCGTAAATGTGGAAGTTGGAAGACCTAAAAACGTGCCCGTATTAACCGTAGCCCCACTGATCGGGTCTATTGCGGTAGCCGCGTTGGAAAAACCAGCGCCTGCGTTTAAGGCGGATGTAAGTGCAGAAAGCCAATTACCTTGGCTTGCGTGCAGGCCAGCGTTAATGAGTGCGCCGTAGGGGCCAAGGGCCGGGCCTACGACCGCCATAATTCTGGCTAGGTCACCTTTCCATTGCTCAGAGTAATCAAACCCCTCAGCACCAACTTGGACTCCGTTGGCGTCGTAGTCAACGATGACACCACTGTCGTCACCGGTAAAGAACCGAACACGCGAACCCGTTACGTTACCCGCTGCATCGTAACCGAGGGTTGTTTCAATCGGTTTGCCCTGAGGCCCAATCTCACTCTTGAACCCTTCGTATCCAGAGGTGTTATAAGTTGGATTACCTTGATCGTCGTAGCTAATGCCGGAATACACAGGCTTGATCGTAAAGCCGCCTGATGTGCTGACACCGGGAATAACTTCCTGAACGCGCCCTTCACCACTTGGGCCAAACTGCTGCCACGCAACCTCGGCGGGATTAAAGTTTAGTCTTCCAAGATTAGGGTTGTAGAACAGGGCTTCTTCAAGAAAACCCTTTGGACCCTGAGAGAAAGTCGGCGCGTTTAGATTTTGGAAGTTAGTTGTATTTATTGGCTGCGTGCCGTACAGGATCGCGTTCAAGTCCAGTGGCGCAGTGGTCGTACCCGCAAAAGTTTGCGTGTTTGCAAGCGTAGTCCCAGGCGCAGGCGTGGTCGTGCCACGGATGATGTCCAGCAGATCATCCTCTGTCGGCTCAAATTCACCAAAGAAGTTGTTCACCATGATCTTATTGAGTCAGGTCGTAGAAGGAAAGCGACCCGATGCCGCCCCCGGAACCCGCGCCGCCTGTTGTCACCACTCTAGCAGCCAAGGTGTAGATGTCGCTCACGCCCGCCAAAGATGCGCCAAGTTGCAAATCCCAGTTGTAGGAATTCACAGAAGCAAGCGGCGTGGGGCCAGACTTGCCCGTGGTGAAGGAACTTGACGCAATGATGCCGCCCGTCATGGCGGTGGCCGAAATATCAGATTCGACGTTTACATCCGAAGACACGGCAGACCACGACGGTCCGGTCAGCGTTGGATTTTTAATCAGCGCAAGTTCGTAGTTGTCCGCCGTTGTGGGCAGGAAGTTAAGAGAAGAAGGAACGACAACCGCCCCAAGCGCCGTTGACGCCAACCGTATGGACACTATGGGGTAGAACGAAGTCGTGATGGTTGAACCGGAAGTCGCGTTTATCCGTCTTGCCACATGCTCGATGGAGGTTGCCTCATATCCGCCTTCAGAGATTACGGATGAGCAGATAGACTTCATCGAAGCCGCCACCGCAGAAGTCGCGGTTCTAATCTCATACCGCACCGGCAGGATAGCCGTGGTCATGTAGACGTTGGTGATCTCGTTGGCGTTGTTAAACGTATGGCAAACGATGTACTGGCCATTGATGATGAAGCCGCACCGCACCGACCCTACGCCCAACCACTCAAAATCCATCCACAGAATCTGCGCCTTGGACGGGTCGAGCGTATAGCCGGAGGCTCCTGTGCCGTCCAACTTGTCGCCGTTCCAGTCATCTTGGTTTACGGTGCGGGCGTCGGACGGAGAGCCGGTAACCGAAGATCGCAGCACAAAAGAGTAAACCCCGTCGATGCGTTGGAAGAACACACCGTTGCTGTCGTTGAAGTAGCCCACCCGCTGCGTGAGGTTCAGGCTCTGGTTGCTGTCCATCACAAAAGTGGCAAGCACCAACAACCCCTTACCCGGCTGATAGGGGAAAGAGCGATAAGTCTGCCGAACGACGGTTCCCACACCACCTGCGGTCACTTCCATTTTAACTGCCGCTTCGTTGGGCAGGTATGTGGTTGAGCCTGTGCCCGTCGTGGCCACATCGAATTGGTTGTCTGCGGCGTAGCGGTTCTGGCTGTCGAAGAGCGTATAGGGCTGGCTGACCCGCAGCCGCCCAAAGGCGTCTACGTTGGTGCCGCCGATAGAGACTGGGATGGGTGATGTGGTTGCCACGATGCCCCTCAGTATTGCGTCTAGACGGTTGAAGTACAGACGCAAGATATTGTTGAACTGCTCCTGATACCGAGAGTCGTAGTCCCCGGGTGCCAGAGGCAGATTGGGCGGCGCAGGTACGGTGACATTTTCGATCAGTAAGGTCATGTCAGCGTCTGCCGTCGTTGCGAACGTCGATGCGGGGTGAGCCCAACTGCCACGCTACGCCAAGCGCGGTGGACTCAGCCTTCATAATCAACTGACGCCCGCGCACCCGGATGTAAACGATGTTGGTGAACTGCTCAATCGGCACCGTCGCCGTACGCGTGACTGCTGCGCTACTTGACCCGCCCAGGGACTGCGGATTGTTAAACCCGGAGCCCGACCCCTTCATGGGGATGAGCGTCATGGTCAGTGATGGGTTGTTTGCCGTTGACCCCACGAACGTCACGTCCGGCACCATGCGCCAGACGAAGCCGAAGTTCTGCCCGTCTTCGATGTCAAACTCGGAAGACTCGATGTATGCATTGATTGCCACGGGTGTCCCGGTGGAGTTGTCATCCACGCCGTTCTCGTGCTCCACGATATTGCCCAGGTACGTTGCGGCAATCGGATACTCCAACAAACCCGAATCAAGCCAAGCCGTCCGGGCTAGATTTCCGTAGTACCAGATTTCCTCTGCGTAGTTGTAAACGACGTACCGATCAACGGAAAAAGAGTTGGCAGAGCAGTAGAACCACCAAATCTCATTGAAGCCCTCGTTGGTTCCGGCGAAGACTTGAGCCGCTTGAGACTGATTGAAATCCCCAAAGATGTGACGGCGCAGATCACATTTAAGCGTCTGTATGCGACCGTCATACACGTAGAACTTATCCACGCCCATCCAGTAGATGCGCCCAGAGCCGATGGCTACCGCGTTCGGCCCCTCAATGGAGATGTTGCTACCCAGAATCTGTGCGCCCCAAACCTCTGGTGCCCCAAGGTACTGCAAGGAGTAAACGGCGGAGTCCGTGAACACCACGATTTCCTGACGGGCTTGGATGGCCGAAACGATTTCACTGCCGTCAGACAGACGCAGGCTTCCTGCCTGATTGGTCGCCGCCGGGGTCCAGTCAACCGCACTCTCCTGATCCGACCACCGAATCAGCATGGGGTCGAGCACAGACGACCCGATCTCGTTGCACCCGAAAGCAAATACAAAGCGATTGATGTCGGACACGAAGACCAAGTTCTGCTTGGTCGGTACGCCGTTGGCCCCGGATACGGTAGAGAGGTTGACGCCACGGGTGGTGACTCCAGCCGAAGCATCCCAGTAGTACATGCCGCCACCACGGGGGCCAAACACCAAGTCTTCGCCCCAGTTCTTTTGGCTCCACAACTGAATTGCTGTGTTGGACGTGCCGCCAATACCCCAGGCGCCAGACCCCCAAGTGCCTGCGCCCCATCCGTTCAGGGGAATTGCAAATGCGGAACCGGTGTTTACTTGATAGGCCGCAACAACCGAAGCACCGCCGCCAGGAGAACCGGCAATCGCCGTGGCGTTAGGCACCACAGAGATCGTGATTGTGTAGGTGTTGGAGTTGATGACGGTGACCTGAAACTCTTGGTTCAGGACCGCTGCGGTCACGTTGGTGCCCACACCACCAATATCAACGGCACCGCTGAAGGTTACGAAGTCGCCCGTCACGCAGCCATGAGCCGCGTCGGTAACCGTCACCGTGGTTGAGGCGGTCAGTGCAAACGGGTTATTGAGCGTGACCGTATCGCGGATGGGCGTGATGTCGTTGTAGATGCCGCCGCGCTCAATATAGAACTTCAGGTTGGTACCAACACCAACCAGATTCAGACTGCCCAGGGTGACCCAGTTCCACAGGGAACGGCAAACCCCAAGGAATGTAGACGCAGAGATGCGGGTCCACCCGCCAATCTTCTCAGGCGTACCCTGGCGGAAGCGCACCTTGTCGCACTCGTACCAACCGTTCTCGTTGGTATAGCGGGTGTTCTCTTTGTTTACACCGGGCTTGAGTGTGAGTTTCTTCAGCGGCATAACGGTATTCTCCCGTCAAGACAGGAAAAGGGCAATCTCGGCTTCCCGGCGCTTGACCAGACCCGGCAGGACTTTGCCGCCGCCCATCGTCCACTGGCGGAAGGCGTCTGCCGCCCCGCTCCAGTCATCCCGGTTGGCCCGCATTCTGATCTGGCTGCGCTGAAGGTTACCTAGCCCTGCATTGAAGGAAAAACTGACCAGAGCGTCAAAAGAGCCTTGACGGCCAGATACGCCGGGAACAAGTCGAAGAACACCACGTTCAAAAGTCCCGACATCATCACGGAATAGTTCGTCGATCTCCGTCTTAGTCCAGACACGGCTGTCCTCCGGCTTCAGGGGGAACTCGTTGCGGAGCATCCCGGTGTAGCCTTCCTTGCGGATGACCGGGAGCCTGATCTGCTCTTGGTACAGGACGTGGC